TATAACTGTATTATAAATTATATGGTGTTATCTATGGATCCAAATACAGAAGTTAGTGAAGTGTACCTATCTAAAGAGGAGTTTAAGGCTACTCTACCTAAGGCTATGAAGGGCCGTATAAGCGATGAATTGATGATTAATATCAATGGGTTGCTACAAGATCAAACTACTAGGGTAGAGCTTAGAGACAATCTGGTAGGGTATGCTAGTGTGCTGGCGCAAGGCCGGTACAAGGTGGAGGACTATATCTCTGCCGTAAAATATGTAAGCTATAAGATGCTTGGTTCAAGTAATTTAGAGTCTTATGTAAAGACCTTTCCCCAACGTTATAAACGGCTGCTCGATGATGGTGTAGATGACCATAGGGTGAGTGCTTATGCGTCTGCATATAACAAGAATCAGTTGGTTAATAAGATCTACGAGCAGACGCTTATACCGTCTCATATCTTGAATGCTGACCAGTTCCAGAAGGCTTTGAATGTTCAAGCTGATTTGATGGTCAATGCTAATAGTGAGAAGGTTCGGAGTGATGCTGCGAATAGTCTCCTGACCCATCTTAAGAGACCTGAGGTCACTAAGATTGAGTTAGATGTTGGCTTAAAAGAAGATAAAACCATCAATGATCTACGTCAGGCTACGATGGCTCTAGCCGCGAGCCAGCGGGATATGATAAAGTCCGGTATGATGAATGCGAAAGAAGTTGCCCATAGTCAAATTATAGAAGGTGAGGTGGTAGAGTAATGGCCGGAATCTCTGGGTTACAGGGTGTATTGACTGATTTGTTTAGCCAGTATACTGATGGATTAATGCCCTATGAAGAATATGCTGCCAATGTGCAGATGATTCAGAAGGGTGACCCAGAGATGTTTCAGCAGGTACAGGACGTGAATACTGCTCAGAAGGGTAAGATGTTGAATACTCTTCAGTTTGATACTGACAACTATAGTATGGACGATTGGAGCAAGGCTGGCCTTGAAAATATCAAGTCTGGTAACCTAGACGTGCCCTTTGGAACAGAGAATGATTTCCTCCCTTTAGGCGGGTCTGAGACTGATGTCTGGGGAGCTCATTCCGGAGGTAGGGTGTTCGTGTCTGGCAATGCTATTGATAAGCCCCAGATGCCTCTCTCTGAGGTGTTGCGCCATGAGGGAGCACATAGTGTGTTCAACTTCCCTAACATCTCACAAGGGCAGGAAGAGGGCCTAGTTCGTCAGCGTGACAACCAGTATGCTGATATCAATAATACAGCCCGTCCTAACGTCCCTCCCATGACAGATCTTCAAGCAAGTCAGATGCAATTTGTTAATGATAACATTAATGACCGCTCACAAAATCCGCCTACGGTGGTGAAGGATGTGCAGCCTAAAAGTGCCTGGGAACAGTTTGCTGGACTTTTTAACTAAGTTACAGGGTGAAAGCTTCTCGATTAACGGGGAGGTGTACGATTTTTGTACAATTAAAAACTTTTCTCTCTGTTTTATAGACTTAATGGTTTTAATTGAATATACAAACTTTAAAAAAGTTATTAAATGTACAAGTGAAGACGAATTTATTTTTTTATTAAAAAAGATGGAAACAGCTCATAATGTTTTCATTTTTACGCAGGAAAACCTATGTCATTAAATACTGCACCACAATCGGTCGAAGACTTAGTTAATAATGTTAGTTTCGACACAGATCCTTATTATGTTCCAAGTACTTTTGCGCTAGAGTTCGTTAACTTTATTAAACTAGTTAATGGCGCAGAGGGGGAGGAGAATAAGACTCCAGTCCTTCATTATAAAATGTTAGATCAGATTGCTACAGGTGATGCTGATATATTAAACATGTTATTCCGTGGTTCTGCTAAAACAACTCTAATGGGCGAGTATCTATTCTTATATATTGCAACATATGGTGGATTCCCAGAGTTTGATGTTGATTTAGCGTTATATGTTTCTGACAGTATAGAGAACGGTGTTAAAAACATGCGGAAGAACTTGGAGTATCGTTATGAGAATAGTGATTTTCTTAAAATCTATGTTCCCTTTACTAAGTTCACAGATATTCGTTGGGAATTCCGTAACTCGGAAGGGAAGACGTTTATTGTAAAAGGTTACGGTGCGAGTACAGGTGTTCGTGGTAGTAAGGAGATGGGTAAGAGACCCACATTAGCTATATTGGATGACTTGGTGTCGGATGAGGATGCACGGTCTCCAACAGTTATTAAATCCATTGAAGATACCGTATATAAAGCCATCAACTACGCCCTTCATCCAATGCGTCGCAGGATTATCTGGTCAGGTACTCCGTTTAACTCTAAGGATCCATTGTATAAGGCTGTTGAGTCTGGTGCCTGGAGTGTGAACGTATTCCCGGTATGTGAGCGATTCCCGTGTACACGAGAGGAGTTCAGAGGTGCCTGGGATGATCGCTTTACCTTTGAATACATAGAAGAACAGTACACTAGAGCAGTGAAGACTGGCCAGATCGCCTCCTTCAACCAAGAGCTTATGCTACGTATCATGTCTGACGAGGACAGACTGGTACAGAACGGGGACATCATTTGGTATGAGCGTAAGGGCCTTCTTAAGAATAAAGGTGCTTATAACTTCTATATAACTACTGACTTTGCTACGAGTGAGAAAAGTAGTGCGGACTATAGTGTAATATCTGTGTGGGCATTAAACAGTAACGGCGACTGGTTGTGGGTAGATGGCATCTGCAAACGTCAGCTTATGGATCAAAATATTGATGATCTATTCCGATTGGCTCAGATGTACAAGCCGCAGCAAGTTGGTGTGGAAGTGACCGGCCAGCAGGGAGGATTTATCCAATGGATCCAACGTGAAATGACTAACCGTAACAATTATTTCACCTTAGCCTCTGAGGGCAACAGTAATAGACCTGGAATACGTCCGTCTACCAATAAGATGCAGCGATTTAATATTGTACTACCTTGGTTCAAAATGAAGAAGATCTGGTTTCCTGAAGAGATGAGACATGATCCAATTATTGTGGAAGCAATAGACGAGCTCTCATTAGCGTCAGCTGCCGGCTTTAAAAGTAAGCACGATGACTTCATAGACACCATTTCAATGCTTGGGTCATTGAACTCATGGAGACCCAGCCAGGAGGTGCAGTCTTCCATTGGTAGCGATAACTCTGTAATATGGGACGACGACGATGAAGACGATTCCTCACACTACGATTCATACATTGTATAGAGATATAGCATGACTACAGCAGCAGAATGGGCAGCAATAGCAGCGTTAGAAGCGAATAGCGCAGCAACAGCTGCCGTTGATGTTCAAAATAAGGTCGCAATTGCGGAGTCTTCCGCTAACTTAGCTACTACCCATGCCAATACAGTTGGCGCTAGTGTAGCGGGTGCTGCGGCATCCAGTGTAGCTTCGGGGCTAGAAGCTATCACCTCTGGAAACCACAGGGACGAGGCCAATCTTTGGGCAAATGCTGATTCAAATGTAGTCCTCCAGACTACTACAATAGGTGGTATACCCACAGATAAGTATTCATCACGCCATTATGCGCTATCAACCATTGCCCAATTGGCTGCAATGCAGACTACCTTGGATACGCACTACACTCTAACTACTGCCTATCGAACTCAAACAGACGATGCTTTAGCATACCTAGATTACCGCTTACAGAATGGGTTGTTAAACTTTGATGACACTGCGGTAAATGCGTCCATAGCTGCAGGAGATTCAATCAACTCTACTGCGTTAGCTGACAAACTGAATATTGCCTTATACAATACTGATACCTTGGATCTAGCTGGCTTTGCTAAATCAAGTAGTATCTCACTAGAAAACAAGATATCTGAGTACCTAGATGAGGCTGGCCAACTAGCTCTAAAAGCTATGCTGGATGGGGCGGAGAACACTACTAAGCTTGTGTACGCAGGTGTGTTTGTAGATCCAGTAGACGGACTGGTAACTAATGCTGCAGGCTCCGCTGTATCTACTGATTATGGTGTACGGATGGCTTCCGTAGAAGAGATCATAGACGGACAAGGTAAGTACACTCTTAATGTAGAGCAGCAATTGGGTACGAATATTGCTGCGGTACAAACATATATAGATACAGATATATCACCTCTGCTAGGCACTGTGTCATCTAACTACTCAGTTAAATCAAATGCAAACGGCCACATAGCAGGCTTTGGATTATTAAACACAGCTAGTACTGATCTTAGTGGACCTAGTTTTAGTGAATTTGTTATAGCAGCAAACTCCTTTAAAGTAGGTGGCACTGTTACTGACGCTGCTGGGGCAGTGACTGTAACCGAGACTGTGCCTTTCCGTGTCATCACACATCCAGGTGTGTGCGTGTCAAGCACCGGAGTAGAATCATCTAGTGACCAGGTAAGTTGTACAGGAACTTGGTTGGCTCCAGGTACGTGGATGAGTGATGCGTATGTTAAAACTCTTAATGTGGCAGATATACTTACAATTGGTAGCCCAGTACATAGTGCGATAGGGGCTGCAGAGGGGAGACTACAGAACCAAATAGATGGAAATATAGTAACTTGGTTTGATACAGGAGTCCCTACGTTAAGTAATGCACCTTACACAGACTGGACAACTACTACTCTTAGGGACAGACATCTAGGCGACCTATACTATAACCGAACCACAGGGCTGGCCTACAGATTTGCATTTAGTACAGTGTATGAGTGGATACAGATATTAGATACAGATATGAGTTCGGTACTAGCACTAGCAGATCTAGCTAAAGATACAGCAGATGGTAAACGTAGAGTATTCTTACCTAACTGGAATACCACTGTACCTTATGACGAGGGGGACCTGTGGGATACAGGTCTTGGTATTAAGAGAGCGACAGCCACCAAAGAAGTAGGAGACACCTATTCCAGTGCAGATTGGCTGCTTATCTCAACTAAAAATGTATTTAGAGGTGCGTGGACCACATTAACTGCTTACACACCAGGGGATATTGTAACGCACTCAGGCCAGAGTTTCTCCAATCTGGTGGCAGTTGCTGCCAGCAATACGACAGCGCCTATTGTTGGGGGTAGTTGGGCATTGTACGCAGCTAAGGGGTATGACACTGTTTCAGCTGTTTTATCTAATGAAGCCCATACCTTCCCAGCCACAACTGCAGGGGTAGTAAGCAGTTTTGCAAACTCTGGTACTAATTTATATGTATATGAAGGTTCCCAGCTATTAACATGGGACAGTCTGGGCAACACCCCAGGTAATTGGAAAACTGTAACATACGCAAACAACATAACCCCTGGAGCTAAATCACTTGGAACTGGTGGCCATATGATAATGGCTGATGGCTCATTTGTGTTAGATAGTATAGATACTTCTGAAATAGTGTTCCATATATCAGGACAGACAGCCTTAGGAAATCCGTTTGCCTTTACAAAGACACAGACTTTCTCCAAAAGTAAGAAGGGGGCTGTTGGTGCACAAGGGCCATCGGTAGTTGTTAACTCAGATCGACCAGCCACATTTATAGCAACTGACACAACATTAGATACACTACCAGTGGGCGTTAACTCAGATATTGTATTTACAGCCTCAGCTAGTGGAGTAGCTAGCCCAATATATGTGTGGTCATTCAGTGGGGATTTTGATACAGCTCCAACCAACTCTGCCGTCAGTACACAGACGATTACTTCTGCTCAGTTTGGGGCAGCTCAGTCAGCCACAGTTACTTGTACAGTTAATGGTACATACGTAGATGTTGTCACAATAGTTAGACTTGATACTAGTACTGCAGACGCTAACGCAACAGAAGGTGCTAATTGGGGGACAAACTTATTAGGTAAGCCATCCGACTCCAGATTATTCTCTAACCTACTAAGAGTTGAAGACTGGGTAGTTGGTGGTACAGGTACACATGGTGATTTTGTACATAATGGTCTGGCATCAGAAAACCAAGTATCTTTGTTAATAGGCCCAAATAACGAAACTCAACCTGTGTGGGAGGGTACTAATGATGGTGTACATGGGCCAGATGCTGGCTGGAATCACCTAAATATTGACATAGACCATACTAAATCGTACAGGTCTGTTGTATGGATGAAGCAAGATAGTACAGATGGAAGTATGTATCTTGGGTGT